TCAAAGCCTGGAATATACGTTTGGTCAATTTCCCCGTAACGGAAATCAAACCCGTCTACTACGAAGTTGTTAGTACCGTCCGAATTCTGTAGCGGGACGTTATTAAGATACACCGATTGGGCGGGATTCGTACCTGTGGCCGGTCCAAAGATTGGACCCTCTGAGATGAGGTCCAGAATCTTAGCGTAGGTTACGCTACTAAGGCTGTCGGATGCTTGCGTTGGGCTAGAGCTACTACCGCCCTTGCTGCCTTTCGGCGTATCTATTCTCATCGGTTATCCTGTAATTTGTAAGTTCCCGCCTACTAGCTGCGCAGTACCGTCCTTAGCTAATAGACCCTCGCTAATTACTGTACTGCCCACACGCATACGCCCGTACAGAAGCGGTACAGGCCCGCCCTGTGACGTGGTGTTCTCCGCGCCGCTGAAGTTATAAGAGGTTAGGTTAGTTGGCGTTGTTTGCTGCCTTGATACCATTTGAGCGATACCACCAAGCGCAAGTGCTGCGCCCATCATCATCATTTCAGTGGAGAACGGGTTCCCAGGTAGGAAGTACTCAGTAACAGCACCAACCACGGCAAGCGCTACGCCCGCAATAATCTGAAATAGGCCGCCCGCTTTTCTGCCAGTGAGAATAGGAGCAATGCGGATATCGTCACTACCACTAGGGTACGCTAACTGCTTCTCTGAGATATTGCGAGTACCACAGAACACCGCGTAACCGATTCCCCTATCTTGGCTAGTCATTAGCTCTTTCTCGAATCCCGGAACCATAGCGATAAGGGCGCGGATAGCCTCTTTAGGATTATTAACTACGAATCGGTGTACTCTGCCAAAGGTCGCGCCTAGCTTTCCGTAGAGTCTTATTGTTCTGACTTGATCCATGTTAGGGACTCCTTATAGCGTACGACGTGAGTAACGTAATCCCGGTAGCGGGGTAGCTGGTCGCGCCTAGATAGTTGGCCCCAACAATGATGTAGTATCAAACCACCCCCGATATAAACCGCTGCGTGATTTGGGACGTTGTTACGGCTTCGAATCTTCATTAACAGCACGTCTCCGGGTTGTGGTTCGGTAGCTAGTGGTAGCGCTTCGAAACCAGCTACACCAAAATTTTGCGTGTACAGGTCTGAGTGTCCGTCCGTCCACCATTCCCCGGAGCGTTCGAAGTCCGGAAGGATTACGCCGTGTGTTTGCCTGTAGTACCTGCGAACAAGGCCGTAGCAATCGTTAGTACCGTGTGAGAACTCACAGCCGATTAGCGGGGCCTCGTAGCCGGTAGGACCAAATTCGCACCAGTCCTCAATAGCGATAGACCCGTCTGGCTGAGCGCCTAGGCTTACAATGATCCATAATGGGACGCCTGCGGCTTCACAGGCTGTTAGGTCCGCGTGGCTAGGCTGTGCCCTAGCTCCAGGGTGCGAGTGGACTACAGCCTCAATAACGCCCCGATCCTCAGCCGCTGCATAATCCTCAGCAGCGATGCAGAATGCCTCCGTAGGCGTCTCCGCTGTGTTGGTGCATGGGATGTACCCACCCGATACGACAACCCCGCACGCCTCGCGTGGATACTCCGCAAGCGCATGCGCCGCAATAGCACTCCTGATAGCTGCGAGCATTACAACGTACCCGCTGTGCCAGCAGAAGGAAACCCTCCGTAGGAAAGCGGATTGTTAGCGCCGAACCGGCATTTACAGCCGGACAAACGCTTACTGCATACGTCTTGTGTAGGGTCCGTGGTAGGGTTGTTATTAACGTCAAAGTACGTTGTACCAGTCCAACCGCATTCGATACTGCGGTAAGTCCACGAGCACAGCGTAGCTAGTACCTGGCGGTTAGGAAGCTGTCTACCTGAGAAATCCAGAGCGGACGAAAGGGTAAACTCAACGTTAAGGTTAGTCTCGCTTGTCTTCTGCTCAACGAACCACGACTCTACTGGCATCTCTGCTGTAGGGTCTGCTCCCGGTTGGCCGTCTAGATACTTGAATAGCGTTCTATGACGCTTAACCTTAGCGCCTACAAGGTCCGCAAGGAGGATACATAGAGCGGAAATACTTCCATCTACGTTAGCTACTGTGAGAGTAGGTGAGGGCTGGCTAGCGTCTCCGGTACGCTCGAATCCTGCAGCCTGAATAGGCCAAGGGGAATATTCCACACCTTGCCACAGGATAGGACCGGATTGTAGGTGAGCGTGGAACCGCTCAACGTTACCGCCCATGCTAGTGCAGTCTAGTTCGTACAACTCAATAAGTTGGCCGGGTTCTAGCTGCTGAATATCGGCAGTGATAGTCACTTAGCAGCCGCCTCTAGCGCAGCAATGCGAGCTAACGCCAAGTCTAGCGCGGCCTGTAACTCAATCACTCCTTGAAGTGCTACAGCGGACGCGTTACCGTAGTTAAACCCCAAAGCCCTGCGGCTCTCTGGCTTTCCGCTAGGCCCGAAAATCTCGTTACCCGAAGCGTCATACTGGTGGGCGATAAAGTCCCCGTCCGCATCAATGTCTACGCCAGCGTCAACCACCAACTCCGGAAAATCTGATTGCCACTCTTGAGCGATTACACCCACGTGACGCGTCTTATTATCGTCTCGCTTGAACGTGTAAGAGACCGTGCGCTTATTACGTAACTTCTGGAGTACACCCGATACAGGCGCAATGTCAGTCTTTAACGCCTCGTCGGAAGTCTGCGTAACAGTGGAGCATACAATAGGAATGAAGGTAGACGCCTGAAAGTCCATAAACTGGAAAGCGGGCGAGTTACTACCCGCAAGGCGGAAAGTAGCCCCGAAACCGCCCGCGTTAAAGCCGAAACCGCATACCGTGGACGACGAGCTAAGGTTAATCGTAGATGTTAAGTACGTCCCTACGAATGGCGCAGCAAAATTCCCGTAACCATTAAACTGTGTAGCCGCGCTGAAAGTCTTCGCGCCCGCAAGTGTCTGCGTTGTATCGGTAGTAGCTGGGTTAGCCAGGTTGGCAGTACTCCACGGGCTTACTAGGTTTCCATTGTCCCAGGGGGTTTTAGTTGCAAAGGTAGGGCGTTGTGCAAAGGATGCTACACCCGTGGCGTTATCTATGGTGAAAGGTGAATCTACAAGGGCACCTGCGTTATACCGCTGAATTTGAAACTTGTTTGCGGCACCTGGCGACGTTTTGGAAATACCCCAAATTGTCGACGCTGCGGATTGAAGAAATACCTGTGCAGCATTTACGCCGCTCGTATCATTTACTGTGAGCGTGGGATTTGAGTAACCAACAGTAAGCGGGCCGCCTACCGTCTCACTACCCCCAACCGTACAGTTACCATTTACCGTTTCGTTATCCGAGTTAGTACGGCCTCTCATAAGACACGCCCACGTATGTACGCCGTCCGTGTCCATCAGAGCAGCTTCACCAGGATTAAGCTTTGAGACAGATACGTTATCACCTGATCCCGTAGTAATAGCCAAGGTAACCACAGTGGTTCCCGTATTACGAAGCAACGTTACTTGATCTACAGCACACGTAGACGCTGCAGGTAGGTTAATAGTCCCGGTAGTACTTAGGTTAATGTTTACCCGCTTCCCAATATGCGCAGTAGTAAGAGCCTGTGCCGTAGTAATCAGCGTAGCGCTAGTTAGGAACGTCTGTGAATTGAGTACATCTACGTTAGCATTATCTTTAACGAACGCTGTACGTACTGGGTCTCCGTCGGAGCCTGAAGGAGCCGTACCAAGGTTTACTTTTTGTAGTGCTGTCATGCGGAGAAAACCTCGGAAAAGTTAACTGTTAGCGTGTACGTATTCGCGCCGTGTGGCTGAATGGTCGGAGTGTCACAGCGGAATAATCCTTGTGCGCGTAGAGGGGGCGTCCATAGGAAAGACTGGTAGCCTTTGGTGGAATCTAGGAAAGCTTTGATAGCAGCGATCTTTGTTCCGTCTCCGGAGAACGTGAGCGGATACGTGTCCATCTGGTTATTGATACCATCTGGGACTGCTTGCGAGTAACCGTCTCCGAACTGTGCTGTTCGTACTACGTACTTCGTAGTCCCAACTATCTCTAAGCTGGGGGACCATGTAAATGTGGGCGTTGTCATAGTCCCTCCTTAAAGTTAGATTTGTCCGTACTTCATTTGATAACTGTAACCGCCTTGCCCGCGCATCTTCTGCGCCATGCGCTTATCAACAAATGCCGTAATCATTGCGTGCATATCAGCAGCATCCTTGTTATCTAGCTGATTACCACCACTGTTATTTACGGTTACGCTAACAGGTGTATTCCCACTAGTTGCAGACGTGCTAGAGCTAGCCACTGAACCTACAGCCCCACCGCTAGCGAAGTGGCCTAAGTTTCCGCTGTTGATTGCTGCCAGTAACCCGCTGTATTTCTTAGTAGACGCGGCGTTAATTACGTACTCACCATTGGAGAGCATCGCGGGGATACTATCGCTAGTGGACGTACCACTACCGCTAACCCCGCCTCCGCCTGCCAAGTGGAACGCACCTGCAAACGATGTAACTCCGTTAGCCACACCGCCAGCATTACCACCACCGAATGAGCCAAGGATAGAACTAAAAATCTGTGTCTCTGCAGCTTGGAGAGCAATCTTAGCCATGTCAGCAATAACACTAGACGCGAACTGGCTGAAGTTACCCTTACCAGTGGTAACGAACTGCTCCAATGCGTTAGCGGACGTTTGCCAGACGGATGTAAAAGCGTCTCCTACTAGCTGTGCGTTAGTCTGTCCGTCTCCTGCTATCTTG